GGCCCACCCTATCCCCTCCCCCCTCAAAGAGTTAAAAAAACGCCGGGTCCTTCCCGACGGGACGGCGCGAGGTGCCGAAGGCACGGTATCGAAACGTTTTTTTACACACAAAACGCGCAAAAGCAAGTAAGTAAAAAATACATGCAACGGTCGGCTGCCATGAAATGGGAAAACAGCGTCGGGAAAACGAGGATTCGCTAAATTCCGGCGAAAAACTGGTCCGCGACCTGGCCGCCCGGGCAATCGAGAAACAGAAAACCGGGCAAAAGCCGACCCGTGAAGAAGCCGCGGCACTCAAACGAGTGCGGAAAAACCAGGAGGAAAAGCTCCGCTGGCAATATTACGAGACGATCCCCCAAAAACATTGGACGGAGATGTCCGGCCGCCAGCCGAAGGTGCTCAAGGAACAGGAGGCCGCCACGGGAATTCCCTGCGGCGGCTCCCTGATTTCGCTGCCGGCGGTGGTGCGCAAGTGGCACGATCTGCTGGCCACGCACAAATACGACAAAGAGATCGACGAATTCGCCGGCGCTTCGCAGGACGTGAAGGACGAGCATGTGCGGCTGAAAAACGTGCTGCTCAACATGGACATCGACGAGCGGAAAAAGGAGCTTATTCCGCGGGCCGAGATGCACAAAGCCCTGGGCGAGTTCGCCAAATTTATCCGCGACCTGGGGGAATCGCTGTATCAGGAATTCGGCGCCGAGGCGCAGAGGTCGGTCGAACATGCCCTGGAAGACTTTGAACGCTCGACGACCGCGTTTTTTCATTCCCCTACTGCTCTTAATAATGGTCCAAGCCCTAGCACCGTCGCCGACAACCGCTAATCCCGCCGCTAATCCCTTCGCCGAGGAGCTGCAATACTTCTTGGTTTCCGCCCGGCCGCCGCGGCATCGCACGATGGAGGAATTCGCCGAGCAGGAGTTTATTATCCCCAAAGGCGAATTTCGCGGCCAGCGGCTGCGTTTCTCACGCGCCCCGCACCAGCGGCTTTTCTTCCATGAAGTCGATTCCGGCAAGTACTCGCGCTTCGCCGTGGTCGGCTGCGTGCAGTCGGGCAAGACCTTGATGGCCTTTGTGATCCCGATTCTGTACCACATCTTCGAACTCAAAGAGACCACCATCTGCGGCATCCCGCAAATGGACATGGGGGGCGACAAGTGGCGGGCCGAGCTGCTGCCGAGCATCAAGGCCGCCTCCCAATTCAGCCGCTACCTGCCGACCGTCGGCCGCGGTTCGCGGGCCGGCGTCTCGAATCTCGAATCGATCCAATTTACAAACGGCGCGGAACTGAAGTTTATGTCCGGCCAAGGCGGTGACGAAAAACGCTCCGGCTACACCTCGCGCGTGCTGGCGATCACCGAGGTCGATAAGATGGACGAATCCCGTGAATCATCGCGGGAAACCGACCCCATCAGCCAGATGTGTTCTCGGTTGGACAGCTACACGGCCCGCAAACGCCGCATCTACCTCGAATGCACGGTCTCGATCGAGCAGGGCCGCATCTGGCAGGAGTACCAACAAGGTACCGCCAGCCGCCTGGTCTGCCCCTGCCCGCACTGCGGCGAGTACGTCACGCCCGAGCGCGAGCAGCTTCGCGGCTGGCAGATTTGCGAATCGAAGGTCGAGGCGCAGCAAAAATCCTTCTTCTGTTGCCCGGCCTGCGGTCAAACGATCAGCGAAGACGATCGCCGGCAGATGAACCTGGCGGCAAAGCTCGTGCATCGCGGCCAGTCGATCGACAAGGACAGCGTTATCACCGGCGAGCCGCCGCTGACCGACACGCTCGGCTTTCGCTGGAATGCCTTCAACAACCTCTTTTGGACGCCCGGCGACATCGGCGCGGAAGAATGGATGGCGGCCCGGGCGGAAAACCTCGACGAATCCGAGAAGAAAATGCGGCAGTTTTATTGGTGCCTGCCGTTTATCCCGCCCGTCATTGACTTGACGCCGCTCGATGTTCACGTCTTGAAAAAGCGGACCACGGCCGAGAAGGTCGGCATCCTGCCCGCCGACACCTGCTGCCTGACGATCGGCTGTGACATCGGCAAATGGGTCAACTGGTGGCTGGCGATCGCCACGCGGCCAGGGCCCGAGGGGATCGGCTTCCGCCACCAGATCGTGCAGTACGGATCCTTTGAAGTCGATTCCAAAAGCCACCATCCGCGGGACGCGATTCTGCTTTCGCTGCGCGGCTTCCGCGACGAGATCGTGGCCACCGGCTGGCCGCTGGCCGACGGCGGCGTGTTTCGGCAGCCGGAACAGGTGTGGATCGATCCCCGCTACTATCCCGACGCGGTATATGCCTTCTGCAATGAATCGGGCGACCGCTTTCGCGCCGCCGAAGGCTGCGGCACCGGCCAGCATCACAAGCGGAAATACAACGAGCCGACCAAAACCGGGGCCATCGTCCGCAAAAAAGGGGACGGCTGGCACATCGTCTATCGGCCGGAGCATCGGATTTTCGTGGTCGAGGCCGACGCCGACGCCTGGAAAAGCCGGCTGCACGAGGCCCTCGGCGTTCCGCTCCGCGACGATGGCGAGCCTCCGGCCGGATCGCTTACCTTTTACAGCGATCTCAACCCCAACCATCACCTGGCCTTGTGCCAACAATTCGCCTCCGAGCACGGGCAAGAAGAATTCCTCCCCGGCGTGGGCTACGTGGTGAAATGGGTGGTTGATAACCGCCGCAAGACGCATCTGTTGGACTGCGGCTACCGCGCGTTGGCCGCCGTTAATATGTGCGGCTTCCGCAACCTGCCGCAACCCAAGGTCACGCCGCGGGCCGCCGAGCGTCCCAGCGGCATCGCCCGCCCGCTCACCTCCACGATGTACCCCAACCATCCCTTTTTCATATCCGATAGGAGAGTTTAGTTATGGCTAAACCCAGCCCGAACAATAAAAAAATAATTTCCGGCAACGTCCCGCATTTCGAGCCGCCGACCGCAGCCGAGTTGCAGGGTATTGCCGAATCCCCTGTGACGAACGACGAAAATGGCGAAGCGCAGCGCCTCGCCGACGATGGCAACCCCACCCCGCCGCCGCCGATCGTTTATCCGGTCGAGGAAAAGACGGTGAAGCTGCTGTTATCGGTGCAGGAATCGCCCGGCTACATCCCGCGGCACGTTGATCTGGTGATGGATCAGCGGCACGGCAAGGTGGTTTCCCTGCTGCGGGCAGGTCTTTTCGCCAACCATGCGCAGCTTCGCGGCGGCCGGCACATCGAAAACAACGCCGACACGCTCCGCTGGCTGCTGGACAACCTTGCCGACGCTTTGGAGATCGAATAATGAGCGATCAAATAGCCTGCTATCGGTATATCGACGTGCCCGGCACGCGCGTTCATATTTGGGGTGAAGGGCCAGAAGCCAAATATGCCAAGGGTTTTGGCCCCATCGTTTACATCACCAAAGAGGAGGCCGAAAGCCTCATCGATTCAGTAAAAAAATAGATGAAATTAAAATCGCCAAAATGGTTCTCCATGTTGTGGAATAGGCTTCCGCTTCGATTTCGCAGGCGTGGTGATTACGGCTATTATTTTGCCGGTGATTATCTAAACGCAATGAACTTTATTGAATTTCAAGGATGGTTTTGGGTAGAGAAAAGAGATCTCGTAAATTGCCCAATATTACTAAGAATATTTTCATTTCTACTAATTGAAAAATCCTGATAATGGTCAAGAAAAAACCCAAACCAGGCGAAATGATTGTTCTTGAACCGGGCGTGGCCTTTTCGCGGCCGATCCCCGACGCGCCCTACATCGCCGAGCAGCTCCGGCCGCTGGCCGTGCCGCTCGAGGAGCTGGTGCCCGATCCGAAAAACGCCCGCAAGCACAACGATTCGAACCTGAAGGCGATCGTCGCCAGCCTGAAGGCGTTTGGGCAGGTGAAGCCGATCGTGGTCAATCGGGAGACTAAGATCATCGAGGCCGGCAACGGGGCCTTTATGGCGGCCCAGAAACTCGGCTGGTCGCACATCGCCGCGGTGTATGTCGATCACGACGCGGCGGCCGCCCGCGGCTACGCCCTGGCCGACAACCGCACCGCCGAGCTGGCCGAATGGGACGAAAACGTGCTCTTTGAACTCCTCGACGAGGTGCAAAATGACTCGCCCGACCTCTTCGACGACCTGATGCTGGAAGCTTTCCACCTCGAAGAGGAGGCGGAAAAGCAGAAACCGAAGCCGAAAATCATGCTTTATCAGGTCCTCGTGGACTGTGAAAACGCGGAAAAACAGGCGAAATTGCAAGAAGATTTGCTTAAAAAAGGCCTAAAATGCCGCATTCTGACGATTTGATTCAACCGCAAAGATCGCAAAGAGCACAGAGAAAACAAGTGAACCACGAAAGACACGAAATACACAAAAGGAAGCAAAATGAAGGAACACTAATAAACACTAATCTCCACTAATAACAACAGGCAAATTAGTGTTTATTAGTGCCGATTAGTGTTCCTTAAATTTAATTATTATCGTGTCTTCCGTGTCTTTCGTGGTTTTTTTCTCTTCTCTGCGTTTCTTGTGCTCTTTGCGGTTGGTTTTCTGATTTTCCCAAGAAATACGCCGCATACGGCCCCGGATGGGCCGTATTTCTTTTTCTTGGGGTTCTCAACGGGCTTGACAATCTTTTATGGTGGGCGGCATGGTTACCGCCACCGATATCGAAGCCGCCCGCCAAAGCTATTTTGACAACGCCGATTACCTCGAATCGAGCGACGTCGTCAAAGCGCGGGCCTTTTCCACCGCCTGCCGGCGGCTGCTGATGTTCCAGCCCTCCCGATCGAGGGCCGGCGGTGCGAACGGCAACGAAATGTGGATCGATACCCAGGCCATCAAGGCCGAATTGGACGCCGTCACCAAGTGGCTGAAGCTCAACGACAGCGGCGCGAGCTTTGGCGGCCAGGCGATCACCCACTCCCCCGGCGGCGACTTTCGCGGCAACTGCGCGATCGGCCGCGACTATGGCACGGATGGATTTTCCCCCTAAATAGCGCATGACAAAATCCAAAAGCACCCTCGAAGCGAATGGCTCGGTCGTCGAGCAGTTTTCCAAACTGCGCAACGATTACGACGCCGCGCGGCCCTCCATCTACCGCCGCACGCGCCCGGGCATTCTGCCGATGGGGACCGGTGCCGATTGGCACACCCGCATCGAGATCCTCTATTTCTCGATGATGGAGCTTTCCCGCGATCTTTTCCGCAATAACGTGGTGGTCGGCCAGGGGATTCGGCGGTTTGTCTCGAACGTGATCCAGGACGGCTTCCATCCCGACCCGCAGACCGGATCCACCGAACTCAACGGATTCTTGGCCGAGCAGTGGGACGAGTGGACGGAAAACGCCGACCAATGCGACATCATGGGCGAAAACACCTTCCACGATATGGAAGGGCTGTTGCTGCAAAATACCGTGGTGGATGGCGATATTTTCGTTATTCCCACGGAAAACGGCTCCTTGCAGATGATGGAAGGACACCGCTGCCGGCGGCCGTCGCGGATGCGCAAGAACGTGGTCCATGGCGTGGAACTGGACGAAAACCGCAAGCGGCTGGCCTACTATTTCACGCAGGACAATATCCCGCTGGCACAGCAGGCGATCCGCCTGGCCGACATGACGCGGATTCCCGCGCGCGACAAGTTCGGCAACCGCCAGGTGCATCACATCTACCGCCCGGACCGGGCCACGCAAACACGCGGCATCAGCTCGCTGGCCCCCGTGGCCGACACGGCCGGCATGGGCGACGATCTCTTTTTTGCCCAATTGGTAAAAGCGCAGGTCGCATCCTGTTACGCGATCCTCCGCGAATACAAAGAGGGGCATTCCGCTCCCGCGATTCCCGGCCAGACCGGCGAAATGAAGTCCAACGTGCGGCCCGACGGATCCACGCGGCGGATCGAGGGGACCGCCCCAGGGATGGAATACTTTGGTTACGAAGGCGAAACGCTCAAGGGTTTTTCGCCGAACGTGCCCAATCAGGAATTTTTCCAGCACGCGATGCTGATTCTCACGTTCATCTCGATCAATCTCGACATGCCGCTGGCCGTGTTTCTGCTGGATCCCACGAAAACCAACTTTTCCGGCTGGCGGGGGGCGATGGATCAAGCCCGCTTGCGCTTCCGCAGCTTCCAAAAGTGGCTCATTCAGCACTTCCACCGCCCGGTCTATCTGTGGAAATGCCGCGAATGGATCACGAAAAACCCGACCGGGCGGCGGTTGGCGGCGAAAAACGGCGTGCAGCCCTTGAAACACGAATGGCACCGCCCGAACTGGCCGTATATCGAGCCCATGAAGGACCGCATGGCCAAAACCATCGGCGTCAAGGATGGGCAGATCTCGCCGCGGCGATCGGCGGCCGAGGACGGGCTTGACTACAAGGTAATCGTGGACGAGTCGGTGGAGGACAACTCCTACCGCATCTGCAAGGCGCTCGACGCGGCCAAGATCATCAATGAGAAATATTCCGACTTGCAGATGCCGGTCCACTGGCGGGAACTGATCGCCATTCCGCTTCCCGACGGCATGAAAATCACGCTCACCGGCACCGAGCCCGAGCCGGGGGACGAGGATCAAGGCGGCAAATCTCCGCAAAAGAACGCCGCCGCGAATTCCAACGAAGGGGACCCCAATGCCTCCTAAAAATACGCCCGCAAAGAGCAACGGTTTTCGCATGTCGGCCGCAGAAGGACGCGCGGAAATCTTTTTATATGACGCGATCGACAGCTACAGCGGCTGCGGGGCGCAGGACTTCGCCCGCGAACTGAAGGCCCTCGGCCCGGTGGCGGAGATTCATCTGCGGATCAATTCGCCTGGCGGCTCGATCTTCGAGGGGTTGGCCATTTACAACCTCCTCAAGAGCAACCCCGCCAAAAAAACCGTGCATATCGACGGCATTGCGCTTTCGATGGCCTCGGTGGTGGCGATGGCCGGCGACGAGATCGAGCTCGCCGACAACGGCTGCCTGATGATCCACAACCCGTCGAATCTGGAATGGGGCGAGGCCGACGATCTGCGGTCGATGGCCAATCTCTTGGATTCGCTGAAAAAGACGATCGTCGATACCTACGCCGCGCAGACCAAGGACAAATGCACGGCGGAAGAGATTTCCCAATTGATGGACGCCGAGACCTGGCTTTTCGCGGACGACGCGATGGCGAAAGGCTTTGTTACCAAAACATCGGGTGTTTTAGCGGTTGCGGCGGCGTTCGATCTCTCGAAATTCGCTCGCTGCCCGTCTCAACTTCACAATTTGTCAACCCTTTTATTATCTCAAGGAGATAAACCTATGGCGGATACAACCCCCGCAACCCAGCCCGCAACGCCTTCGACTCCGAAAGCGGCGAGCATGAAAGAACTGAAAGCATCCTTTCCCGACGCGAACAACGACTTCTTGGTCGCCCAGTGCGAAGCCGAGTCCACCATCGACCAGGCCAAAGACGCATGGATGAAGGAACTCGCCAACCAGGCGAAGCTCCTGAAGGAGGAAAACGAGACCCTCAAGAATGCCGGCGGCAGCGGCAAGGGCGTGAAGCCCGTGAAAACCGCCCCCAAGAACGCCAAGACCAAAACGGCTTGCGACGAAGAGGACGACGCCGAGGATCTCGACCCCGAGGACCACATCGCCAACTTCAAAAACGCGGTCGCCGCGCAGATGAAGGCCGGAAAGAGCCGCGACCGGGCCGTCGCGCAGGTCGTCACCAAGCACCCCGAGCTGCACAAGGCGTATCTCATCGCCTGCAATCCTTCGGCCAAAAGCCGGCGGTTGATCGAAGAGAAATACGAGGACGTCGCCGCGCAGTAACTTGTGCCGCGCTGGAAATCGTCGCGCCTCGGGGGCCGTGGGGCAAATTACGAAATCGAAATCGAAATCAAAAAAACCTTAACCCATGAAAAATCATGTCCATTCAAGCCTATAAAGAAACCTTCCCTTGTCTGGCGGATGCCGCCTACGTCAAGGGAACCCGCATGAAGTTCGCCGGCGATAATTCGACGGTGACCGTGGCCGGCGCCTCGGACGAGGACATCGGCTGCCTTTCCGAGCGGACGCTCGTCTCGCAGAACTACCGCGGGACGATCATCCCCCGCCAGACCGACGACGCGATCTACATGGTCGCGAGCAAGGCGATCGCCAAGAACGTCAAGGTCTATGCGGCCGCCGCGGGCCAGATCTCCGACAGCGGCACGATCGCCTGCGGCTGGTCGCTCGAAGCCGCCTCCGGCGCGGGCGGCTTGATCGCCGTTTCGCGGATCCCGGCCATGTCCGGCCGCAGCGGACTCACCACCGACGCCGCCGCCGTCTATAACGTCAGGCTCACCGAGCTCGGCGTGACGGCCACGATGGCGCTGCTGGGCGCTTCTGCCGGCACCCCCGCGGGTGCTTTCGGCTTGACCCCCGGCACGTTCGGCTCGGCCTCGCCGAAGCTCATCGGCGAAGCGGCCAGCGGCAACGCGAAAAGCGACACCGCCCGCTTCCAATCCCGCCTGCCGGTGGAATACGTGGCCGGCGGCAATGTCACCGTCCGCGTGAAGGCCCGCGTGACGGGCCTGGTGCAGGTCGCCGAGACGATCGACGTCTCCGGCTGCTACAAGAGCGACGGCGCGGCCGGCATCGGCAGCGACCTTTGCGCCACTGCCGCGCAGACACTGACGGCGACCTTCGCCAACTACGATTTCACGATCACGCCCACCACGCTCAACCCGGGCGATTTGCTGGATATCCAGCTCACCGGCGCGTTGGACGACACCGGCGCCACCAACAACAAGCTGATCGAGATCGGCGCGGTCCAACTGCTGTTGGACGTGAAAGGCTAAAAAGAGGGAATAAAGGGTTCAGGGTTCAGGAAGAGATTCCGTCCCTGAACCCTGAACCCTGAACCCTGTTCCCTAACCCATCCATTTTTCTTTAACCACTAAAAAATCATGCAACCCACAACTGCTATTGCGAGATTCGACTTATCGATCTCGTATCAAGAGTTTTCCCTGCGCGCCAACCGCAAGGGATACATCGGCCTGCAAGTCCTGCCGGCGCTCGGCGTGATGTACCAGCAAGCCAAATTCCTCCGCGTGAAGATCGCGTCCGTTCTCGGGCCGATCGAGGACACCCACCGCAACCCGGACGGCACGTATAAACGGTCCGATTTCGAGTGGGATCAGGACTCCTACCTCTGCGAGGAACACGGCGTCGAGGAGACGCTCGATGACGCCTTGTTAAAGATCTACCCGGAAATCCGCGCCGAGCAGATCAAGGTCGAGCGCGCCATCAACCGCGTACTGCAAGCCCTCGAACAGGAAATCGCCGCGGCGGTATTCAACACCACCACCTGGACCGGCAGCGGCTACACGCTGGCCGCCGGCGTTGTGGGCGGCAGCACCGCGCTGCCCTGGTCGGGCAAATCGACGGCGATCCCGATCCAGGACATCGACGGCGCGATCGAGAAGGTCAAGACGAATTGCGGCGTCAAGCCCAATGCCCTGGTCGTCACCGATTACGGGCTGCGCAAACTGAAGCGCACCGACCAGATCGAAAACCTGCTGAAATATTCCGGCCACGATGATCCCAAGGATCTGGGATCGACCGCCGGCCTGGCCGAACTCTTCGGCCTGGAAAAGATCATCGTCGCCGACGGCTTCTACAACGCCAACAGCATGGGCGCCACGGCCGGCCCCAGCCTGACGCGCTTGTGGGATCGCACGATGGCGATGGTTTGCCACATCTCCGACACGCAGGACATCGAGGATCCCCAGCCGCGGATCGGCAACACGATTTTCTTCTCCGAGGAAAACGCGGCGATCCCCGGCGACGGCGACGGCGAAGGCTCGCTGGTGATCGAGGAATACCGCGAAGAGGACCGCCGCGGCGGCACCTATCGCGCCCGCGATCACCGCCAGGTGAAGATCTTGCACCCCGAAGCCGGTTTCCTCATCACCGGCGTGACGGCGTAAGCATCACGGCATCGAGCGGCGAGGGATCACTGCGATCCCTCGCCCTCGGTATCCTCCTGGAAGTAGCAAATATGTCGCTGTTCGATACCCAATTCGCCGCCTGCGCGCTGCCCGCGATGATGACGCATTTCGGGGACGCCACGCTTTACATCCCGCCCGACGGCGACGTCGATCTGCCGGTCACGGCGATGTGGGGCCCGGAGCAAAGCGAGATTGTGGAGACCGCCGACGGCCGGATCGAACAGCGGACCCGCCAGATCACCATCGGCCGCGATGCGGATTCGCCGTTTGGCGGCATTGCCGACCCGCCGCAAAAGGGCGCATTTTCCCTGGCTGGCGAGATCTGGGCGATCGCCGGCGACGGCGCGCTGGAAAAGACCGCCGCCACCATCACCTTCAAACTGATCCACGCCGCGCCGATCGAAGTCGGCCGCCACGGCTACGAGAGACTACGACGCTAGGACTTTTTTAATATGAACAGCCTTCGCCTGATCTGCGTGGTGGTGTCGGTGGCCTCGGCGACGTTCCTTGGCCAGACTTCCTCCACGCCGCTGGTGTTCGCGCAGAATAGCACGGAACATAGCTATACCAACACCACCACCACCACGAAGCCGGAACCCTCGATCGTGAACGAATCGCTCATCAAGGATTTAGTGAACGTATTGGGCCCGATGGGCTTTCTGGCCTGGTATTGCTGGTTTGTGACCTCTAAAACGCTGCCCGACAAGGACAAGCAGGTGATTGCCGAGCGGGAGGCTTTTTCGGTGGAGATGGCCACCGAGCGCGAAGATCACCGCAAGACGGTGGACAAGCTGGTGGACGAGATTT